TAAAAGACCTTTTAAGTGGCGAGGCTACTAAAAGTGAAGACATTCAAGAAAATCCACAAGAAGAAGTAAAACTTGAACAGCAATCTTTAGTTAATGGTACTATCCTAGAAGCCGAATCATTTGAATCAGGTAAAGAAGTATTTATTGTAACAGAAGATGAAAAAGTTGCACTTCCAATGGGTGATTACGAACTTGAAGATGGACGTATTCTTAAAGTAGAAGAAGAAGGAATGATTGCCTCTATCGGTGAAGCTTCAGAAGAAGTAGAAGAAGAAGTAGAGGAAGAAGTGGAAGCTACAGAGGAAACTCCTGTAAAGAAAAAAATTGTAAGCGAAATTACTGAAGAAGTATACGCTTCAAAAGAAGAACTTAATGAATTAAGCTTAAAAATAGAAGAATTAAAAACTCTTTTAGAAAGTAAAGCTGATATTCAAGAAAAAGAAGAACTTGCTGAAGAGCCTGTAAAAATTAAACACAGCCCTGAAGCAGATTCCAAAAAAGACCTGAACTTCTTTAAGCCAAAAGGGAAGTTTTCAACAGTAGATAGGGTTTTAGCAAATATGGCAAAGTTTAATAAATAATAAATAAATAAAAATAAGTTATGGCAACAACAACTTCAATAACTTCTACGTATGCAGGTGAAAGTGCTGGAAAATACATATCAGCAGCCCTATTATCTGGAAGCACATTGGCTAATGATATAATTACAATTAAGCCAAATATTAAATACAAAGAAGTGCTTAAAAAAGTAGCAACTGATGGTATTGTAAAAAATGCAACTTGCGACTTTGATGCGACTTCAACAATTACGTTAACTGAAAGAATTTTGACAATGGAAGAATTTCAGGTTAACCTACAATTATGTAAAAAAGATTTCGTAAGTGATTGGGAAGCTATTCAAATGGGTTATTCTGCTCACGATAATTTACCTCCATCTTTTTCAGATTTTCTAATTGCACACGTTGCTTCTAAAGTAGCTGCAAAGATTGAAAATAATATTTGGGAAGGAACAAATGCAACAGCAGGTGAGTTTGACGGATTTTCTAATTTATTTAAAGCAGATTCTGATGTTAGTGATATTTCAGCAACTAGCGTAACAAGTTCAAATGTAATTTCAGAACTTGGTAAAGTAGTTGATGCAATTCCTTCTGCTGTATATGGTAGTGAAGATTTAACTCTTTATGTATCACCAAATATTTATAGAGCTTATGTAAGAGCTTTAGGTGGATTTGCTTCACAAATTGGTGCTGCGGGTGTTGATAATAAAGGAACACAATGGTTTAATGGTTCTGCACTTACTTTTGATGGTATCAATATGGAATTAGCAAATGGATTTGCAAACAACACAGCTTGTGCTGCTCAAAAATCTAACCTATTCTTTGGTACTGGCTTAATGTCAGATACTAACGAAGTTAAGGTGATTGATATGAGTGACCTTGATGGTTCACAAAACGTAAGAGTAGTGATGAGATTCCAAGCAGGTGTAAACCACGGCATTGGTTCTGATATTGTTTACTACGCTGAAGACGTTTAATAATTTATAAAATTAGGTGTATAAGTCCGTAAACCTATACACCTTTTTTTGTTTAACTTTTTAAATCTAAAAAATTATGGCGTGTACATTAACTAAAGGTAGGATTGAACCTTGTAAGGATATACAAGGAGGTCTTAAAGCTGTATATTTCACTAATTTTGGAGATTATGGTACTGTAACTCAAACTGATGATGAGGTTACCGATATGACTGGTACTTTTTCAGCTTATAAATATGAGTTAAAAGGTAACAGTTCATTTGAGCAAACCATAACTTCTTCAAGAGAAAATGGAACTACTTTTTTTGAGCAAACTTTAAATCTTACTCTTAAGAAACTATCTAAAGAAGATAATAAAGAAATTAAATTACTAGCTTACGGAAGACCGCATATTGTTGTTGAGGATAATAACAAGCAATTTTTTGTAATGGGATTAGAAAATGGAGCAGAGGTTTCAGGTGGAACTATTGTTACAGGAGCAGCAATGGGCGACCTAGCTGGTTATACTTTAACATTTACTTCACAAGAAGAAAAACCTGCTAATTTCCTAGCACAAAACAATGCAGGAATAGATGCTTCTGAATATCCGTTTGATGATATGCCTAGTGCAACTGTTACTATTGTAAGCGGTAGTGATTTCTAAAAATAATATTCTTTTTTGTTTGATAAATTAGGGGGCTTTATAGCCCTCTTTTTTTTATCTAAAATTTAACAAAATTACATTATCTTTATTGTATTATTATGATAGTATTGCAAGAAACGACAAGTTCCCAAACAATTAAATTTATACCTAGAAAATTTACAAGTGGTAATACTTGTACAGTTAAGATAGTTAGTGAATCAACAGGAACAGAAGTTTATAGTGCAAGTACAACAAGTATAACGGAAAATTTATATTATAACCAGTACTCATCTACTATATTAAAAAGTGCAGCATCAGCTTTAAAAGAAAATAATTTTTATCTTTTAACAATTACTGATACAACTTTAGGTGAGATTATTTATAAAGGAAAAATTTTCTGTACAAATCAAACATTACCGAACTATACAGTTAATAGTGGTCAATACACTCCTAACAGTTCTAATAACGACTTTATATTTATTTAATGGACAATTTACACATAGTTAATTTAGCATCTTACGACAGACCTGAAATTGTTGAGCAAAAAAATAAAGAATGGGTCAATTATGGAATAGACAATGATTACTATTCTTATTTAATTGACTTGTTTATTTCTTCAACTACAAACAATGCTACAATAAATGGTATTTCTAATATGATTTATGGAAAAGGATTAGATGCTTTAGATAGCAGTACAAAAACAGAAGAATATGCAGCATTAAGGTCTATATTTCCAAATGAAGATTTAAAAAGAATTTGTTTAGATTTAAAACTACTAGGAGAGGCTTCTTTTCAAGTTTTATATTCTAATAAAAAAGTAGTAAAGGCAGAACATTTTCCACGCCAAACATTAAGAGCAGAAAAAATGGAAGATGGAGAGGTAAGGGCTTATTATTATTTTCACGATTGGGCTAAATTAAAACCAAGCGACAAACCTAAAAGAATACCTGCATTTGGTTTCGGTAATGGAAACGAACCTGAAATTAAAATAATAAAAAAATATGTTAGTGGATATGATTACTATTGTCCTGTTGATTATGTTGGCGGATTGGCTTATGCAGAATTGGAAAAGCAAATAGCAGACTACCTTAACAATGATGTAGAGAATGGTTTTTCAGGAACAAAAGTTGTAAACTTTAACAACGGAGTACCTGATAGAGAGAAACAACTTCAGATTAAATCTGATGTGATGGGTAAATTAACAGGAGCAAGAGGCGAAAAAGTGATTATTGCATTTAATAATAATCAAGAAAGCAAAACAACTGTTGAAGATATACCTTTAAATGATGCACCTGCTCATTATGAATATTTATCAAACGAGTGTACAAAGAAAATTATGCTGTCTCACAGGGTAACTTCTCCTTTACTTCTTGGAATACGTTCAGAGAACAACGGTTTAGGCTCTAATGCAGACGAAATAAAGACCGCTACGCTACTTTTTAATAATATAACTATAAAACCCTACCAAGATTTAATTGCGTCCTGTATAGACGAAATTTTAGCAGTTAACGATATTAGTTTAAAACTATATTTTAAGACTTTACAACCCCTAGACTTTATTGAAAACAAAAATGCTATAACAGATGAAGCAAGAGAAGAAGAAACAGGAGTGAAAATGTCTGATGAAAAGCCTCCGAAAGTAAAACCTGAAGTTGCAGATGCTTTAATTGATTTAGGTGAAGATGAAGATTTAGAAAATTGGGAATTAGTTGATGAAAGAGAAGTTGACTATAAGCAAGAAGAAACACTTGATAAAATGCTTGGTCTTGCAAAAGTAGGAACAGGTGTAGCAAATCCAAATGCTAAAAGCAAACAAGATAAAGTTGACCCTGATAAATTAATACAATTTAAAGTAAGGTATCAATACGCACCTTTAAAATTTGATGGAAATTCAAGAGATTTTTGTAGAAAAATGGTTTCTGCTAAAAAGATTTATAGAAAAGAAGATATTGTTGATATGGAAAAAAGAACTGACATAAATCCAGGTTGGGGAAAAAATGGTGCAAACAAATATAGTATTTGGAAATTTAAAGGAGGGGGTTCTTGCCGTCATTTTTGGATGCGTAAAACATATATGAGTACAAAACCTGGTGTAAAAGCAGATGTAAAAAACCCAAAAGCTGAAATTTCTGTTAATGAGGCAAAAAAAGAAGGATTTAAACCTCCTGTAAATGATAAGAAAGTAGCACAAAGACCAAGAGATATGAAAAACAGGGGTTTTATAAAAGATAAAGATTGGACAACACCTAAAAATAAATCGTTTTAATTATGGCAGAAGGTTTAATGATAACTAGGGCAGACCTAGTAAAGTTTACAAGCGTAAATGGAAATTTAGATGATGATAAATTTTTGCAATACATAAAGATTGCGCAAGATATTCATATTCAAAATTATCTAGGTACAGATTTATTTGATAAAATTAAAAGTGATATACAAGGTGGAACATTAGCAGGAGACTATTTAACTTTAGTAACAAGTTATGTAAAGCCAATGTT